ATCTTGGACAAACTAGTCTCGGATTTGTTCGCAGTGACGCCCAGGTTCAGTTTCAGAGCATAAACGAGAAGTTCATCATCAACGTTGAGGGTGGACAGACGGTCGTTGTGCAGCGTCAGGTTCTTCCCAGTGGTCTTGCCTGACGAGCGATAAGACGTCGGCAAAACCGGACTTCGTAGGAGCTTTAGATGCCAATTAATGCATTTTCTATTGGGCGTGACTGCCAGCTCGTTATTATGGGCCCCCAAGGTCGAGTGGACTTGACTTACGTCACCGGCTTTGAAAGTCGCCAGGTGACACATTCAGTTCGTCTGGATCGGCTCGACGGCGTCCCGATGGGTGCCGAGTTGCCAAAGGGGTGGGACGGCAGTTTCGAGGTGGAGCGGGGAACGAGCGCAGTAGACGATTTTATTGCGGCAGCCGAGCAAATCTTTCTAACCCAAGGCTCTCTGCCAGCGGGAACTGTTTACCAGTATGTAACAGAAGTAGACGGCTCCATCTCCACATACCAATATAGTGGTGTGGTCTTTAAGCTTACCAACGCAGGTATTTGGAAAGGAGATTCCAGCGTTAAGCAGAAGCTGGAATTCTTCGCAACTCAGAGACAGCGTGTATGACGACATCCCCGTCCGCTCAGATTGTGGCAGCCAGTCTTGTGACGGAAGCAGTTGTCGACGCTGAAGGGCGTCAGTTGCTGGTGCGCCGAATGACCGCGTTGGACAGGCTGCGACTGTTTAAGGCAATCGGGCCGGTGTTGTCCCAAAACAATTCGTATCTCGGAATGGCCATGCTGGCTAGTTCGGTAGTCATGATCGATGGTGTCCCTGTACCGGCGCCATCAACCGAGGGCCAGATCGAGGGGCTAGTCGCAAAGCTCGGCGATATTGGGATAGCTGCGGTGGCCGATATACTGGCGTCGAATACTCCGTTGTCACTGGGGAGTACCGCCCAGGGAAACTGAGTGGGCATCCCGACCTGGTGGATAGTCTCTATTTAGTCAGGAACGGGGTGCCATTTGACGTTGCGTTTTCCCTGCCGACCGATGAGCGGTTGGCGTGGATTGTGGCGATAGGACGTTTGGATGGGCTCGATTACGACTGGGATGCGCGACGCTGGATGCACGTCTAAGAGACATCTCCGAGGAATACAGAGAAATGTAAGCTGTTGTTATTCAGGGGAGAGTTACCGCGCGCGGCCTGCATAACACTTTGGATGTTTTCATTCAGTAGGGAAAGCTTGGGTGACGAGCCAGTATGTTTCCGTAATAAGTGTCGAATTGGGCAAGGTAGGTATGCCTCCGGCGCCAAAACTTGGAACTCCGTCCGGCAGACTTTGGCGAAAGTAATTGAGTCTGTCTTGAGAAGAGTTTTGGAGTGTGTTCTGTGATCGAGCCTTTTGAAGTTGGTGTTTCGCTCGCGCTCGGCGAGGGCGTGGCAGACCAGACGGCAGTTGCACGACGTAGCGCCAAGGAATTAGAGGCGGTGCTTTCATCGGGAGGAATCTCTGTTGAGGTTCTCCGGCGTATAGCCAGCCAGGCAATGGCGCCCACACGAGGTGTGTCTAGTAACCGTCAGTCTGGAGACTTGCTTTCAGACGTGCGAGCGCCGGTAACGGGCTATGAACCAAGCGGCGTGTCGGCAAAATTCGACAAAGACCCTTCGACATCACCGGTCGCAAGGACCGCCGCTGAGCCGTTGCTAGCAAGCAGAGCGATTTCAACCAATCTGCGCACTGATATTACAAAACAGGAAGACGGGAGCGTCGGGCGCCTGGCCGCGCCGGCTACAGTCCTGCCTCCCGCAGCAGCGATGTCGACAACAAAGGAACAGACGGAGCCGTTGTCGCTTGCCTCGCCACAGGGGGGAAGAATGGCCACAATACTCGTTTATGGTAACGCGAGCCTGCCTCAGGTAATTGCACCAGCTGCGATTTCTCCCGCAGAAAGTAACTTCTCGGTCCCTGTGTCTATGACAGCACCCGGCGCTCAGGTGCGGAACGAGGTAGTTGAGAGCCCGCCACCTAGCCGTAATCCCTGGTTATCGGAAATGCCCACTGCCAGCTTTCCTTCTGCCGAGCAAGTGACGGAGAGGTCGATAGAGCCGTCAAGAGCGCCTCTGAGGCAAGCACGGCTTGAAGAAACTATGCGAGTGACAGCTCCGTCGACGGTGACTGGTGGTGTCGCAAAACCTCAACATGCTCCGCCCGACAGAGCGGGACTGGTTGCTCGAAATAATCAGGACCGACCGCCGCATGAGACAGAAAGCGCGCAAAACACAATGCGCATCCAGGGCGACGTCTTTCTGGACGGTGCATTAGTTGGCCGCTGGATGTCGCGCCGGATGAACCGTGAGGCAGAAAGGGCAAGTGTGGGATCGACCGGGTTTGACGCAAGTCGCGGACGATTGTTGCCAGGTCCGACTGTGGGGGGGCAATGAGTCTTTTAACTTTGGGCGGCCTGGATCTTGTATCCTTCGAAGTTCCCGACCGCGTGAGGTTCGGCGGGCGGCAGCGTCTGGCCATTCATACACTGATTGGCGGCCGCCGTGTCATTGATACGCTTGGACGAGACGACGACGCTATCGCGTGGTCAGGTGTGCTGTCCGGCAATGAAGCTGGGAGCCGCGCTCGCGAACTGGATAGCATGCGTGTTGATGGACAATTGCAGACTCTGATCTGGGATGCATTTTGTTTTTCAATTATCATTGAACACTTGAAACTGACTTTCACAAATCCGTGGTGGATACCCTATAGGATTAGTTGCGTAGTACAGCAGGACTTGGCGCAAGACAGCACCGCTAATCCGCCATCTACCGTTACAAGCGTAGTGAGCGATCTCCTGGCGGCATCGCTACTTCTATACCCAGTAGGCTCGCCCAGCCTCTTGCAATCTTTAACGGCAATTGCGGCGGCGCAAACTGACGTAGCGATCGGTATCACTCAGGTAGGTTCAACATTCGAGTCCAGTGACGTCCAGCAGCTTGTCTCCAGTGCGGGTTCCTTAGCACAACTTACCTGCGCTCAGGGCTATCTTGACAGGTCATTGGCGAATATGACCTCAGGAGACTTCTGATGCGCGTGATCACGGTTGCCGGCGGTACGCTGTTCGCGGTGGCGCTTCAAAACCTTGGCGATGGGACACAGTGGATTAGAATTGCGGCATTAAACAACATAAGCGATCCGTGGCTGTCGGGTTTGGTTGTAATACGACTGCCCACCATAAACCCAATGGCCGGAGGCGGCATTGCTATCCAATGAGGCGCAGTTTCCGTTTATTGATGTTACAGCAAACGGACTGCCCGTTTTAGGTGTCGTCGACTTAGAGATAACTAACGATAGCTTCATGGGGGCCGACCGGTATCGGCTGACAGCCGCCCTGGACGTTTCAGGATACAACATATGGTCATCTAACGCGATCGACATACAAATAGGTGTCGGACTGAACGGAGGGGTAAAGACATTCATCGTCGGGCCCGTTGATACCGTCGAAGTGGACGTCGGTCGCAGCCTTCTGCATGTCGAAGGCCGTGATCTAACGGCGCGTTTCATCGAGGCGCGAACACAGGAGACATTCCAGAACCAGACGGCAAGCGAGATTGCAATTGAGCTGGCCTCTCGCAGAGGGCTTGCGGCCAATATCACTTCCACGACCTTGTTAGTTGGCCGGGACTTTGGGGGCGATCACTCCGGAGTGACGCTGGACCAACATTCGTCCGTAACAACCGAGTGGGACTTGCTAGTAAAGCTCGCTGTCGGGGAGGGATTTGACGTCTGGGTGAACGGAGGCTCGTTGAATTTTGGTCCGCCGCAGGCAAGTGCCATGCCACTGGTTCTGAACCCTAGTCAGTGCGTCAGCTTAAGTTTGCACCGGACCCTCGCGTTATGTGGAAGACTGCAGGTTGATGTGAAGAGCTGGGACTGCCGGGCGCAGGCCGGCGTCTCCGGTCTTGCAACGGCAGGGGCGACCGGTGATATCAGCCGAAATTATGTCGTCATCCAACCTAATTTGACTGCAACGGCGGCGACCCGTGTCGCCCAACGTGTGCTGTCGCAAATGACACAGAATGCTCGAACAATCTATGTGGAGATGCCGGGTGACATCACAACGGAGCCTCGGCAGACACTTGTTCTTGCCGATACTGGAACTGACTTCGACGGCACGTACGTCATCACAAGCGTTGAGCGCAGGCTTTCTTTTGAACGCGGCTTCGAACAAACATTGCAGGCGAGGATACCTCGTTGGATAACTTCCTAAATCACTTGAAAGCTCATTCGGCGCAACTGGACCAGAGTTGGGGTCAGCCGAGAATGGGTGTTGTTTCATCGGTTGATCCAGCGGCCT